TTGGAATGGTAGTGGGTGCTGCACTATGGTGGGCCTGGGGTAAGTGGGGCCATAAGTTTACACTCTAATGGCTAAGCCCCAAGGAGGACTCACTAAGTGGTTCAAAGAAAAATGGGTAGATATTTCCCGCCCTAAAAAGGGCGGGGGGTATGAAGCCTGCGGTCGTAAGACCTCAAAGAAAGGTAAGTACCCAAAGTGTGTACCTGCAGCAAAAGCAGCACGTATGACACCAGCGCAGAGAAAGTCTGCAATTCGACGCAAAAGAGCAGCCGGTAATCCCGGAGGCAAGCCGACTATGGTAAAGACCTTTACCAAGCGGAAAGGAAGAATGAAGCGTGGCGGTAAGAAAAGGTAGGCGACGAACAAAGAAAAAAGACCCTCGTTTAGCTCGAGCAAAGGTATCGGGCTACAATAAACCAAAACGTACTCCGGGCCACCCGAAGAAGTCCCATATTGTCGTAGCAAAGGTAGGTGACAAAGTTAAAACGATTCGATTTGGGCAAAAAGGCGCTAAGACTGCAGGAAAACCAAAGAAAGGTGAAAGTGCAGCTATGAAAGCAAAGCGTAAAAGCTTTAAAGCGCGTCACGCGAAAAATATCGCAAAGGGCAAAATGAGCGCTGCTTATTGGGCTGATAAGGTGAAGTGGTAATGTTTGAGCGTCAAGTTGAAGAACTAAACTCAAGCTGGGCTTACAAGTATGATATTGATCAGTACGCAAAACGCGAACACTGGCAAATTATGAAAGACCACCCATACGTAGGGGACTGTGAAGATTATGCTCTTACGCTACTATACTTAATTAGTGGCAAGTCTATGTGGAAGTTTTGGTGGTATCTATGTACTGGAAAAGCACAGATTCGTAGAGTTACTACAAAGAATGGTGGAGGACACGCTGTTCTTCGTTTTGGTAAAATGTGGGCAGATAACTGGACTAAAAAGTTTGTTAGCTGGGAAGAAATGGCAAAACTAGGACACAAAAAGTACTACTGGTTTTACTTGCCTCAAGACGTGGCACTTAAACTTGCCGTCGCTAAATGGAAAAAGTAATGGGAGACGATATTGAGAAGGCAGGGTATCACCCCGCAGATGTAAACGGAGACAATAAAGTAGACGACGAGGAAAGAAGAATGTACCTCGAGTTTAGAAGAAAAGAGCTTGAAGACTTAGATGCAATGCGGGATGCTCAGCGCAACATGACTTGGTTTGCTCTTGGAGGAATGCTACTTTACCCCGCTACTGTAATGCTAACAGAAATGTTAAACTTACATCAAGCAGCTGAAATATTAGGTTCAATGGCTTCAGTTTACTTCGTTTCCGTAGCTGGTATTGTAGCTGCATTCTTTGGTGCTCAAGCATGGTCTGGCAAAAAATAACACCGTTACTGTTTTTAACAGGGTGTGTTGCAATGTCACCAAATCTTGAAATACACGAAGATTTGGTGACAGGGCAGGAGTACTACAGTTTTGAGCTTGGAGTGTCTTACCCAAAGAAAAAATTTATGACTCCGGAAGAGTGGATAGAGTATCATGAGTCTCCGGATAGCCAAAAGGAAGCACTATATGCTACTTATAAAGAGCGAGAAGAAATTGAAAAGCGCTGGGAAAACTTTATTGAGAATTGTCTCCTGGCCGGTACGCTGGATTGCTAGTTTTTTCTTCAACGAGTGGGAAGTTACAATATGGATAGACCCACAAAAGAAAACACAATACCAGTTTAAATGGCTTGATAAATGTGAGTCTAAACACTTAAAGGGAAAACTTACATCTGGAGAGCCTTTTGAGTTAAAAACGCAAGAAGCGTTCAACTACCAGATTAAAAAGGTGAAGTAATGTTAGGAATGATTAAAATGCTTCCAATCGTCATACTTCTTGCAGGAGCAGGGTATGCGTATCATACTACTGTAGTAAGCCAGAAAGATGCAGTAATCGCAAGACTTGAAGCAAACGCAGTAACTCTTAAAGAAAATGCCATGCGACTCGAAACTGCATTTGAACGAGAGCAGGCAGCACGAGAGCGGTCAGAACAAAACCTACAGTCTCAGCTAAAAGCAGTAGGAGACTTGACAGAAAAGAATAATGCTATGCAACAAGAAATGGATGGATACTTATCTATTTTCAAACGTCACGATATGACTCGTCTTGCAAGAGCTAAACCTGGGTTAATTGAACCAAGGATTAACAAAGGAACACAAGCAGTATTTCGTTCTATTGAAGAGGCAAGTAAGGAGGTAGAAAATGCGGATTCTCAGTAGTATTTTACTAATCTCAGTACTATCAGGTTGTTCTTATCTTCCAATGCGAGAGCCTCTACCAGCACCAGAACCGATTATTAAAACAGTAACGGAGTATAAGACTCTTGAGATATATCAACCTCCGTTACCAAAAGCAATTGACTTGCAAGATGTAGAGTTTTTTGTAATTACAGAAAAGAACTTCGAAGAGCAAGTAAAAAAGCTAGAAAAAATGCAAAGCGGTACTTACGTGCTGTTTGGTATTACGCCACAAGACTATGAAAACATGGCGTATAATTTACAAGAGCTGAAGAGATATATTGGTCAGCAAAAAGAAATTATTATTTATTATCGTCAAGCTACACAAGGCGATGAAGACACAGACTCTGAAGATTGGATTGAGCGAAATGAAGAAGTTCTTGACGATCAAAAACAGGACTAAATTATGGCTGTTCAAATTAGTCGAGCAGATGTATCTTGCGGAGAGATACTAGATTTACAATCTGAGACACGCTTCTTAAAGCTGCCTACAGACCCTTACCTGAGTCTGTTGGGCGTTACACCCTTACCTTCTCAGGTAGCAATCATAAATGCGATCAATAATCCTAAGTACAGATTTGTCTGTGCAGCAGTCTCAAGGCGGCAAGGCAAAACATATATCGCAAACATAATCGGGCAACTAGTATCGTTAGTTCCCGGTTCCAACATTCTAATCATGTCCCCCAATTACTCGCTGTCTCAGATTTCTTTTGATTTACAAAGAAATCTAATTAAGCATTTTGATCTAGAGGTAGCGAAAGATAATGCAAAAGATAAAGTTATTGAGCTCACAAATGGCTCAACAGTTCGAATGGGTTCTGTAAACCAGGTTGATTCTTGCGTAGGTCGTAGCTACGACTTAATTATATTTGACGAGGCGGCGTTGGCAGACGGCAAAGATGCCTTTAATGTCGCACTTCGACCTACTTTGGATAAAGATAACTCAAAGGCTATCTTTATCTCTACTCCTCGAGGCAGGAACAACTGGTTTGCAGAATTTTTTGACAGAGGATTTAATGATGAGTTTCCAGAGTGGTGCTCGATACGAGCTACTTATAAAGATAATCCGCGTATGTCTGAGTTGGATATACAAGAAGCTAAAAAATCTATGTCCGATGCAGAATTTAGGCAAGAATATGAAGCGGACTTTAACACTTATGAAGGCCAAATTTGGAACTTCAATCACGAAACCTGTATCGCCAATAATGAAGAGCTTGATACTAGCCGCATGGATGTATTTGCTGGTCTCGACGTTGGTTATCGTGACCCAACTGCTTTTATGGTCATAGCGTACGATTGGGATGAAGAAGTATATCACGTACTAGATGAGTATCTTGATGCCGAAAAGACCACCGAGCAACATGCCAGTGTAATTCGTGAAATGGTTGACAAGTGGGACATCGATTACATTTACATAGATTCCGCAGCACAGCAAACTCGATTTGACTTCGCACAAAACTACGATATTAGTACTGTAAATGCAAAAAAGTCAGTATTAGATGGAATCGCACACGTAGCTGGAATAGTTGATAATGATAAGCTTATGGTCGATCAGCGATGCGGTGAAGTACTATCTTGTCTTGATCAATACCAGTGGGATCCTAATCCTAATCTAGCAAGAGAGAAGCCAAAACATAATCGAGCATCGCATATGGCTGATGCTCTTCGATATGCACTATATTCGTTTGAAACAACTCAGAGCGGGTTTTAAAGAGACCTACAAAAAATAGTGTTTGACAATTTATCTTACAAGGGCTATAATTCAAAATGAAAAAGCTGAAAAGAGATCCGGTAAAATACATAAGAGATCGAGCTAAATCAAAGTATGAAAAAGGTTCAGAATGCCACATTTGTGGCGCTGACACAGAACTCGACTTTCACCACTTTTACACTTTAGCGCCTCTACTAAGAGACTGGCTAAAAGTAAAGCAGAAAGAGAGACCTGCGCATTATACGGACGAGTATATTGTAATCTGGCGAGACGAGTTTATAGAAGATAAATGGGCGGAGCTGTACGAGCACACAGTGACACTTTGCCATAAACATCACTTGGAACTGCATAGATTGTATGGCAGAAATCCAGCCCTAGTAACTGCAAAGAAACAAATGCGCTGGGTAGAGATTCAAAGAGACAAACATGGCATGGTATGATAGAATAATAGGACGAAAGCCGGAGGTGGAAGAGAAATTAAACCCGGCACAACCGTACTATGACCATAAAGTAGAGCCCTCTCGAGAACGTGTAGTAAACTACGAGAGAGCATACGAAGACCTCGAAATTGTAAATCGAGGTGTGAATATGATTGTTGATGACACTTCAGAAATACCAATTTCTGTGGGTGGACAAGTACAAGGACTGTCTAGTGTTGT